TACGGACTAAAGCTGCACACTCATTGTTGGGACCACCCGCTAGCACTTTCTCCATGAAAGCGTCGTCCATGACAGCTATAGGCTGTTCAACATAACTGGAAGCGTACGCATCCCCTTGTGCTGGAGTGTAAATACCAGCTTCTGGGTTTTTCAATAGATCAAGCTTCTCCTTTGACAATGTACGTGCAAGGATTTGCATGGCAAGGTGATTCATGAAGAAACTCTTACCAGCCCCTGAGGGTCCACAAAACAGGACAAACTCAGGCTTGACTCTAGAATTAACAACTGCAGAGAAACTCGCACTATTTAAAGTGCAAACATTCCTCAACAAGTTGAGTGTTCTGGAAATCAATGGTCCTGCACTCGAATTGTTCTTGTACATCTTGTGATAGTGTTCACCCTCTTCAAGTAACTGTCTCAGAAGGTGGATGGAATCAATATTCATCTTGCGATCGACTACTGTGTACTCATTCACAATATGATTCACATTGTCCACCCACGTGTCCACTTCCCTCTGTCCAGATTTAAACAGAGAAAATTTCTTATCGGATCCACAGATGCGAGAAATGTAATTAACAAAATTCTCACAAATTTCCAGTGAAAACCTGACAAAATCAGCTACCTTGTTGGCCTTATATGCTCCCTCGCTAGCTGTCTTAATGGCAGTGAGGAGGTTAAAGTCCATGTGCTCTCCTTTGGTGAACATATCTACCACCTTCCCTGCTCCTTTCAATCCAATTGTGGCAGCAGTGACTGCAGCTATAGTATTCTTGACCGCATCCAAGTTGATGGCAACCCCAGACTGGGACTCAACCACCTCCTCACCTTGGGACTCTTGCCCACTGGTGTCAATTTTGGAAAAGAGGTCCTGAATGACATCCTTGACCTTACCAAAAATTGAAGGAGACAGTGCTACCATAATAGTCAGCAAAATGTTAGCCAAATTAAGTGATCCTTTGATCCCCAAAAACACTATACCAGTGAAAATGGGAACGAACCAGATCAACCTATTCATGGTCGACATCATGGCACCTATTGTTTCAGGAATGGAATTCCCAATGTTCTCAAAGGTGCTCACGGCTGTACCAAAATGGCCATTAAAACAGTCCAATACTTGAGTCTTAAATGTGTTGAGAAATTCAAGAGTGTTTGACCCCAACTTGTGGTTTATGGGGATACCAAACCCTTGGCTCTCAACTAATCCATCAAATATGTGTGCGACTTTACTAGCACGCATCTTCCTAAATTCCTTATCGGCTGCCTTTGATTGCTGCTTCTCCAGCAGCTCCCTCTGGCGAGCCAAATTTATGGCTTGTGCCCTACTCTTGGCCCATACATCAGTCAGCCATTTCCTTTCTAAATACTCCTTTCTAGTCATGCGCTCCTCACGAACGCCATCTTGCATCGAAGAACTGCTCTTTGAAGACTTGACATAGTCAGACTTCAAGTGGTGTGTGTGTGTTGGTGCCATGCTCATATCATATAGACCACGAGCAAAACCACCAGACACACACACACCACTTTGTATTTAACAAAGTGGTGTGGTGTCTGGTGCGACACAAAG